CAATCTTTTGTTGCTGTAATTGTACCAGAACCTAAAGTAAAATTATTTCCTTGACCACTTCTATCTGTTAATGCGGCATCATTTTTTAATAAAAAGAAACCATTAGTTCCATAAGTTACACTTGGACTTGTATTTATTTTCCACAGTCCAGTGGTTGCATCTGTTGAACCATAGCTACTTGCAGGATAACAATAACCATCTGTAACATGTATGTGTGATATTACGCATGAATTACAAATAGTTGAACCTTCTCTTAAAGAACCAATTAATTGAGTAATATCTGTTCCAAAAAAATTATATGTAGCATTTTGTGCAGGATAAGTTGAAGTAGAAAAACTTGTTTCTAAAACTCCATTAATATAAATTTTAATTCTATCTGCTGCAGTTGCTTGACTTGAATCATATGCAATACATATATGGTAAAATGCAGATTGATCTCTTAGTAATCTATTTGTTTCTACTCGAAATTGATAACCACCATCATAATAAGCTACTTGTAACTTATCATCAGACGTCACAAATATTCCTCTTAAATTTCCAGTAGTATCAGATTTTGATGAACAATATACTGGTTGAGATTGACTATTGTTAGAATACATCTGCTTAACCCAAGCAGAAGCACCCCATTTAGTTTGGCTTCCTGCTGAGGATATAGTTCGTTTTAATTCTGTAGTTGGTGCTATTGCTGTCATAATATTCTAGTTAAATTGTCCTCCTCCTGATGCGCCGTGAGATATTGTAATAGTAAACGCACGGTCTGCTGTTTGGGCCTGTGCATCTGTTGCTCGTATAGTAAAGCTATACGTAGTTGTAGCAGTTGACCCTGACTCAGTACCAGATATTACACCGGTTCCTGCATTAATACTTACACCACCTGGAAAAGTTCCAGATGTTTTAGCATAGCTTGTAGCATTTGTTGCTGCAACTGTAAAGTTGACACTTCCTGTTGCGGCCACTGTTCCTAAACTACCTGCAGAAGTTGTCCATGAAGGTAAATCTGATACAGTTAATATTGCTGATCCTGATCTTACAGCTAATCCATCATTGTTTTCAATTCTAATAAAATATGTACCATCTACTGGTAATGTAAAGTTTGCCGTAATAGAACTTGCACTTGTAAATGTTACAGAATTTGCAGTTACTATTGCTCCTGTTGAAGAATTAATTGCATCAACAAAAGGAACTTCTTGAAAATTAGCTCCAGCTATAACTACGTTTGTTGCATCATTTGTAACAACCGAAGGAGTAACTGATGAAATTGTAGGTTTTGTTTCTGTTACTGTTGCAAAAGATAAAGTCCCTGATCCATTAGTAGTTATTGATTGACCATTTGATCCATCAGCTACTGGTAATTTTAAAAATACACCTGTGTTAATTGTAGATGAATTATGATTTACAAAATTACCCATGTTCGCGTGTGATGAACATTGGTAGTATAAAACGTTTGGTGTATCATTATCAACTGCAATAGTTGTGTGTGCACCAGCATTACCTGGTGTTCCTGATGTTGTTACACCAGTTGTAAATGCAGTTGTCTTTGATACGTTGTTATAAAATCTTAATGGGTGTGTAGCGTTTGATGCATCTGATTGATCAAACTTGTAGTAGTATGGTTTGCCTGTATCATTACCTTTTAATTCAATAATAGGTGTTTCAATACCATTTACTTCATAACCTAATGTGCTTCCAACACTGTAATATGGAGAAGCTGCGGTTTTAGTAATAACTTTAACTGTAAATACTTTTGGACTTGTTGAAGAAAAATAAGTTCCTTCAAATCCTCCACCACCAGAATCTTTACTAATAATTAGATTACCAGCTTGATCTTGTATTGTATCTACTTTTAAAATTGATGCCATAATTAAAATGCCGTTGTTGGTATTGACTCTCCTACGTTTGCTACAAATGGATTCTTAGCCCAAGCCCAATACAAATAGTCATCTCCTGCTCCAGCAGCGTTAACGTCATCATCAACACCTCTTATTTTAAAACCAGTAGATAAAATATCAATTGAGTTAACATTGCCTGTTTGTTCAGTGCTACCAGTTATTTTAATTCTATAGTCTGTTCTATTTCTAGCTGGTCTTTTTCTATCTAACATACTCCAGTTAGAACTATTTCTATCAGATGATTTTATTATAACTAATTCAGGTTGAAAACCAGTATAACAATATGGACCATCAGCATTACCTGTATTCGTATAACTTCCAAATTTACTGTAACCCTTTATTTCAGCAAAACAAAAAGCTAAAACATCATGATCAGAAGTTCCCCAAAATGTGCTAGTTTGTGTAAAAACTGAAGTTGTTGGAGCTGTACTACTATTCATAAAACCAGTGCTAGTTTGTGCATTATTAGTATCATTTGGAACTAAATACGCTCCGCCACCTAATTGTTCATGATAAGCATACCAACTATCTGCGTTAGATATGTTTTTAAAAAATATAGCTTTAGGAACTTTACCTAGTCCATGACCCATAGTTGAGTTTGCAGCTAAACTACTTTTATTAAATTTAACTATAGAAAAACCTGCTGTTGTGTTAGCTGTAACAGTAGTAGCTATTGAACCATCATTATTAGATGAACCAGTAGCACCACCTGCTTTCCAGTTCCAAGATACATAAGTACCAGAGTTAGTGTTATAAAATCCGTCTGTAGATGCAAAAGTAAAACCATCACTATTAAAACTACCTAATGCTGGTGTTCTTTCAGCACTAGTATCTGATGGCTCTAAACCTTTTTTATTAGCTAGTATAGATTGAAAACAATAGTGATCATGAGATGCATCTCTTGATTTAATCCATATCCAATCAGGTTGAAATCCAACTCCTGTAATTGCTTGTGTTGCTGAACCGTCACCAGTGTAAAGTTTAGTGTTCATGTGTAAGCCGGGTTTTGAAATTGCTGCAAATGCCATAATTATATCCTATCCATAAGTATTTAGATTCTTTGTATTTAAACCATAAAACCCAGTTGGGCAATCATATTCCCAAACTGAATCGTCTCCAGTGCTTGATGTTCCTGCTGAAGACACCGGGGTTGTTGAAAAATATCCATTTCCAAAATTAAATTCTCCTTTGTTACCATCATATCCAGACGTTGCAGGAAACCATTCATTACTAGCAGAACCAATACCTGTCCAAGCAGAGTTTGTAGTTGTTCCAGCTGCTATTTCAGAAATTGTTGCTGAGTTTTGCCATGTTCCATTTTTTGAAAACCAAAGTGTTCGTGTGTCTGCATTAAAAGCTACACCAACAATATCGTTTGTTGTAAAACTGTTTCCATAAGAAGAACCTGAACCATTATAATATTTTGAACCATTAGCAGCATAATAAGAAAATCCATTATTGTCATGCCCTGGCCAGTCTGATGGATCTCTTGAACCTATTCCTGTTGGATCTCTAACTATACCAATCATAAGATTAGCACCACCTGTATTATTAGCAAATTTCATTTCCCAATACCATTTGCCTTTATTCATGGACCAAGCTCCAAAGTTTGTTTTGTTGTTTGTATTCCATTCAATTTTTGTATTAGCCATAGTAAATGTTGAAGCTTGATTTTGATTATCCAAAACATTCATAGTCATAAAATTGTTTGATGGTGTGTCTATTGATTGTTTTAGACTTCCATTAACTGTGTAATTATTTGTTTGACCAGAACTATCTAAACCTAAACTGCCAGAGTTTTCAAATTTTAAATGAAAACCATTTGTACCCCAAGTAATTCCACTTGGTGATTTAAATTTCCACATACCACTAGTAGCATCTGTAGAACCAAATGATGTTGGAGCTAAAGCTGCACCATCTACCATAGCAACATGACTTAAATAACCTTCAAAATAAGTACTTGTGCCTTTTCTTATACCTATATTAGATTCTATGCCATTTAAATTAAATGCTGTATCATAGTTTTGTGATGGATATGTTGCTTCAGCAAAAGAAGTTTCTTGTACTCCGTTTACATAAAGTTTTACTCTATTTGCTTCTGTAGCTTGTGTAGTATCAACAGCAGCAACAACATGATAAAAAGCATTTGTATCTCTAAATTTTCTATTTGTATGAACTCTAAAATCTTTATTTCCATTAGAAGCATAACCAGATATATTTAATTGGTCATTTGTATCAAATTTAAATTGAGCTATTTGATCTGAGCTATATTGTCCAGCAGTAACCATATAAGCATAGTCATAACCTAATTTTGATCTTTTTACCCAAGTTGAAATAGTAAATGTTTTTCTATTTCCCGCTGATGATGGTGTTTTATTTAAATAACTATCTGCCATAATATTATCCTAGTTAAATTGCCCCGAATTATTTGCACCAAATGTAAATGTTAGAGAAAAAGCTCTATCAGCTGTTTGCCCTTGTGCATCTGTTGCACGAATTGTAAAACTATATGTTGTATCACTTGTAGCACCCGACTCAGTTCCAGTCAATGTTGAGGTTCCTGATCCACCAGAGTTTAATGTAATACCACCAGGTAAAGTTCCAGAAACTTTAGCCATTGATGTTGAGTCTGTTGCTGTTAAATTTATAGTTCCAATATTGTCTCCGCCAGAAAAAGAACCTAGCGACCCTGCTGAAGTTGTCCATGCTGGAACATCTGATACTGTTAATAAAGCTGTACCACTTCTTACTGCATTACCATCATTGTTTTCTATTCTTAAAAAATAAGTTCCATCAGTTGCTAGTGTAAATGTAGCTACTATTGTACTTGCATTTGTAAATGAAACTGAATCAGCAGAAGTAATAGATCCAGTTGAATTAATTGCTTCTACGATTGGTACTGAAATAAAATTACCACCTGAAATTGTAATTGCTGTTTGAGCGTTTGTAACAACCGTAGGACTAATAGATGAAATTGTAGGTTTTGTTTCACCTACAGTTACACTTCCACCAAGATTAACTGCGGAACCATTGATTGTAATCGCTGAGTTTGCCAAAGCAGCGTTTTGAATAGCACCACCTGACGTTGCTGTAAATGTACCACCAACAGTTAAGTTTGCACTAGCAGGTACAGTTATTGTATCGCCAGCATCTCCGAGTTGTACTCCTGTTCCTGATCTAGGTGTTATTTTATTTACTTTTACTTCACTCATATATTATCTCGCATTAGCCACAGTATCATTAGTGCCGACCAGGGACTGCCCAAACGCAGCATAAACCATTGTATCACCGTTTTCATTTACGTGACTACCAGTTGTTCTTATTTTAAATCCATTAGATAACATGTCTAATCTTATAGATGTATCTTGTACATCACTAGCATTTGCATATATTCTATAATTTTTTTCATTATAACCTAATCTTTTATCATCAAACATTTCCCACATTTCACCAGAATCTGTTTTATTTTTAATTAAAATAAAAGAAGGTCGAAAACCAGTGTAAACAAACGCTCCGTTAGCATTACCGTTACCCTTGTAGGCTGAAAATTTTGAATAACCGGGTTTTTCTGCAAAAGCGTAAAACACAGGAGTGTAACCACTTGCATTACCATAGTTTCCACCACTTAAAGTAAATACAGAAGCAGATGGTGCAACATTATTCATCCAACCATCTGTTGTTTCTGCTGAAGTTTGGTCAAGATACATAGCTTTTGTAGCACCCATATTTTGATGATAAACCGCCCAGTTGTTACTTCCATTTCTTGTTTTTACTATAAGCATAGCTGGTGCAACTCCTAACCCATGACCAACTGTAGCACCAGCAGTAGCATTTGCAGTATAAGTTCCAACACTAAATCCTGCTGTTGTATTTACTGATACAGTTGAAGTTATAGTTCCATCAGAATTTGATGAACCTGTGCCTCCTGCTTTCCAATTCCAACCAACATATGTTCTACCTGAACTTCCATTAAATTGATCTGAAGCTCCTAAAGTAAATCCATCTGCTCCAAAAGCTGTTAAACCATCTGCTACTGTTGATTCAGATCCATTGCTATTAGATGATAGAGTTTTAGTTACTCCTCTAACTACATCTGTCCAAGCGTGATTTTCAGCAGAACCTGCTCTATTTTTTATCCATGTAAGATCAGGTTGAAATCCAACTCCTGTAATTGATTGTGTGCCTGCGTTCCCATTATAGATTACTGTATTCATGTTAACTTTAGCTTTATTTATAGTTGTGTAGGCCATTACTTATTAAGTCCTTTCGTTGATAACGCGGTATAGCCCGCCGGAACATCGTACTCAAATACCCCATTATTACTAGCATTAGTTCCTGCACTAGCCACGGCCGTGGTTCCAAAAAATCCGTTCCCAAAGTTAGCTGACCATGTATTTGTTCCTGGGTTAACCCAATCTCCTGCTGCAAAGTGATAACAACCTGTTAGTGTTGAAGCTACTGGTTGAATACTATAAGCACCGGTCCCTGTTGATCCGGAAGTTGGGTCGCCACTATTAATCCATGTTCCATTTTTTCCAAAATATAATTTTGAATTTGTTATATCCATTGCAACCATTATAATATCGTTTGCTGCATAAGTTGCTTCGCCTGTATCAACATTACTTCCATTAGCTCTAACAGAGCCATCATCAACATAAGCATAAGAATAATTATCTTGTGATAATTCATCTGTACCATCATTCATTTCATGGTCTGTTATACCAACCATATTTGTTCCTGATCCTGCACTTACAGCTAATTTAAATTCAGCATAATATTTTCCAGTTGATACACCAATAGTAGAACGTAAATATCTATGACCTGCACTTGGACTTGCATACGTTGTGTTTGTATTACTTAGTGTTGCTCCATCAGATCCATAATATTCTAAATTATTAAATGTAGCAAAAACGTTACTTGGGCAATCTTTCATATTTGTAAGTGTACCTGCAGTTAAACTAAAATTATTACTATTAGCTGATTGGTCTGTAATTGTATTACCATCTTTTAAAATTGTAAAACCATCTGTGCCTGGAGTAAATGTAGGAGAAGTTTTTATTTTCCATTCTCCAGTCGTTGCATCTGTTTCACCAAAAACTGTTGGTTCATAAGCATAACCAGTTGAACAATGAAAATGAGAAATAAGACCATCAAAATTTCCAAAAGTATCGGTTTGACTTCTTAATGCTCTACCAACTGTAAAAGCACCATCTGAAGATAAGAATGTTGCTATTTGATATGAATTGCTTGATGGATTGTTATTTAATGAAAAACTTGTTTCTCTAACTCCATTAATATATAATCTACTTCTATCTCCTTGTGTAGAATTATCTCCTTCAATAATATAGTGGAAATGATACCAACCATTGGTATCTCTAAATTTTCTATTTGTTATTTGATAATATTGAGAAGTTCCACTACTATCTCTAAAATTAATTAATAAAGTATCATCAGAACCAAAATGGCAAGTAGATAAATTATTAGTAGCATTACTGCCTTTTCTTCCAAATAAACCCATTTCTCCTAAACCACTTCTTTTAAACCAAAATGAAAAAGTTGCTTTAAGATAATAAGCATTACTTGGTGTTCTTGATAAATATGTACTAGCCATTAATTAAATCCTCCTGAACCTGTAGCTCCGAATGAGTAAGATATTGAAAAAGCTCTTGCAGCTGTTTGACCTTGAGCATCCGTTGCTGTAACTGTAAAATTGTCCGTAGCTGCACTAGTATGTGCAGTTTGTGTTCCTGTTATTGTAGCAGATCCTACACCAGTATTAAAGGTTAATCCTGCTGTAACAGATCCAGTTGTAACTGCAAAAGATACAGCATTTGTTGCTGTTAAAGTTATTGTTCCAACTGAAGCAATCCTGAAAATGTTCCTAAAGTTCCTGCAGCTGTAACCCAACCAGGTAAATCAGAAACTGTTAAAGAAGCTGATGATGTTCTAACTGCTAATCCATTTGGATTTTCTACTCTAACATAATAAGTTCCATCAGTTGGTAATGTAAAATTAGCTGTAATAGATGTTGATGAAGTAAATGTAATTGAGTTAGCTGGTGTAATTGCTCCTGTACTATTAATAGCCTCAACATGAGGAATAGAAGTAAAATTAGTTCCTGCAATCACTACATTAGTTGCATCGTTAGTTATAACAGAAGGAGTTAAAGATCCAATTGTTGGATAAACAATTGGTAAATTTGTTAAATTAGCTGCTGATACAGATGGTAAAGTTGCTGGAAAACGAGCGTCGGGTAAAGTTCCTGACCCAAGATTAGAAGCATTTAATGCTGTTAGGTTTGCTCCCGAAGTTGCACCTAAAGTTCCTGCTACATTTAAAGTTGCACCTGATGGAACTGTAATTGTATCACCAGATTCACCAACTTCAGTAGTTGTACCAGTTTGTGGTCTTATTTTATTTACTTCTAATATACTCATTAAATTACTACCAAATTCCCAGTTACTGTAACTGTGCCTGAAACTGTTACCGGTCCAGCCAACACTCCTGAATCCACTGTTTGAACATCAGAAATTGTTGAAGCGTGAGTTGTTACATAAGTTGTAGCTGTCATACTTGCAGACGGAGCTCGTTTTGCAGGGTAAGTACAAAATACAGTTTTAGTTCCCGCTGTAAAATTCACTTTGTTGTCTGAGTTTGAAGAGGAGATAACGGTATCTCTAGAAAGTGTATCAGTAGCTGCATCAGTTACTGTTCCAATACCGACTTCAAATTCAGATGTTCCGTCATGTGAAATACAATAGAACGTATTATTTGTAGTTCCAATACCAGCAACAAAAGTTTCAAAACCTGTTTCAGCAGAAGCTGATAAGTTTATCGTTCCTGTACCAGTAGATGTACTAGTCTGTTTAACTCTGTCATTTAATACAAAAGCCATTTATTAAATTCCTTTACTATTATGCGTCGCCTAGTCTAATAATAGCATTTGATGCATCAGCAGTAGGAAACTGAATAATAAAGTCTCCGTTTGTTGCTGTTTTATTGCCACCAAAATCTAATACTAAAACTAATTCGTTTCCGCCTCCAGTTGATTTATATATTGCAGCTCCTGCAGCAGTTAACGTAACAGAAGGAAAAGTTAAATCTTGAAAATCAACGTATGCAGTTGTTGTTCCTGCAACTCCGTTGTTCGTTAAATTATTTCCACCTGCTGTGTAAGATGTTCCTGAAGAACTAACTTCACTACCTGTTTGATACACAGTTGACGTTGCACTGTAGCCTGAAATGCTTGTATATAAAGCACACTTAAACGTGTTGCCTCCATTACCAGATGTATCAAAATTATAAACTCCTTTTAATAAACCTGTTTTAAACGCATTAGGTACTATATTTGCCATTTTTTATCTCCTTATTATGGTGATGGTGATTTTAAAGGAGTTCGAATAACACCATCTTGATATTCGTCTCTGCGTCTACGACCTTGTTGTTCAATCGCGTACGTTTGTAAAGCCCTTTGATATGACTGTTCATAGTATTGTAACATATCTTTAGGACCTTTCAAGTATCCATATGCTTCTACCAGAGTAGCATACAAAAGTAAATCTTGATATTTATTGCTTAAATAAGTTGTTGTAGAATTAGATGCACTAATTGAAGAAGGTTGTTTTACATACGCCATTGTAATTGCATATTGAGCATTTGGAGTAGGTGCCACAACCCAAAAATTAGCGTCCCAGTTAGCATAATATCTTGGAATTCCAGATTGGACTGAAGGTCTATCGTAGTATTCAGCCATGTAAGATGTGTCTTTTTTTTCTAAAAAAACTTGAACATTTGGTGTTACCGTTGTGTCCAATAATTGAATATATCTTATAATTCTTAAATCAGATGGAATAGTTACATATCTATTTCCAACAGCTAAATTAGATGTAGCATAAAATCTATTATCATCAGAATCCGCATCTCTATAAATTCTATTTTCAGCATTTTTTGTCATAGTAGTTAATATTGCATCAGTTAAAACTGTGCTATCAACTTCAGTATAATCTCTAACATCGTCTTTTAAATTTTGAAAAGTATAAGCCATTATCTAATTCCTCTTAACATGGGACTAACATATGCGTTTTCCCCACCTCCTGTTATAGTGCCTACTGCATTATAAGGCAAGGTTACAGTAAAGCCAGTGTTAACTGTTTTTGTTGCTGGCATTGCTCCAGTGTTTTCTGTTCTTGTTGTTATAGTTTGAATTTTTAAACTTGGAAAAACATTTACACCTGAAGTATGTGCTGTAGCTGTAGTACTAGCTCCTGTTACACCTCTAAAAAGAGCATTAGTTCCTCTTGTTAAACCAGTTAAATTTTGTCCTCCAGATTTAGCTGAATATTCAATAACTTCTCTTTGAACAACAGGAACATAATCTGCATCTCCTGCTGCGGGTGTAGTTGAACTTTGTATAAAAAAGAAACCTGTATTTGCACAAAGATTATTGCCATCAAAAGTTACAGTTGTAGCTGTAGCAGATAAGTTAGATGCTAAAATATGAAATAAAGGAAATATATTTGTGCTTAAATTAAAAGATTCTATAGTATTATTACTAGCTCCATTAAAAAATAAAACTTCGTCTCCAACTTTTAAGTTATGATTTAAAAAACTAACTGTTAATGTTGGACTACCGTTTGTAATTGAAAAAGGATCTTTTGGTAAAGCCATTGCAACAGGTGGTTCTTTTCTTGCTGGTCTAACATTTCTTAATGCAATACCATCACCTGTAATTGGTTTTGGTTCTAACTGTGGTTGTTTAGGTTCAAATTCTGAAGTATGTACTAATGCACCATTCCATTCTCTAACCATTTCTTTGTAAGGAAATTGCATTCCAGATCTGTCTGATATTGCAATTGCTCTTTTTCCTGATGCGTACTTTGACATTATGTTCCTGGATAATAAGTTTTAGGAGTTATATATGTGCTTGAAGCCGAACCATCTTCTGCAAGTGCTCTAGCTAATTCATCTTCATATAATAACTTCATTTGTTGAGTTAATTGTGGTGCATGTTTTTGAGATAAGTAATAAGTTAATCCTGAAACCATACAAGGTACAAATCTAAATGGTACATCTGTTGCATTTGTATAGTCACCTACATCATCTATTCTTTTAATATAATATACATGAACCATTTTAGATGCATTAGATGAATCTGGTGTAGGATAAACATGCATTACAGTTCTATCTATAAATCTTTCTACCCAATATTGATTAGGAGTTCCTTTAGAAGCTTTGTTAGAAAAACCTGCATAAACAGATCTATCTACTTTTGTCATTGGAGTATCTGATTGATCAGTCGTATTAATACTTGATCTTAATTGAGCTTCCAACATATCACTAACGCTAAAAACATTTTCTGCAGCGTCAGTATTAGTTTTTGTAGTTGCTTGATCACCAGCAGCTGTAGCTTCTGCTGAAGATCTATATAATTTATACGTAGATTGTCCTTCTACTAAATCAATATTAGTATCTTTTATTTCCCAATAATGGATTCCTCTATTTCCCCATTCTTGAAATAAAATATTTAATGATCTTCTTGAAGATTTTAATTGATAACCAGTTACGTTTTGAATACCTAAACGTTCAAAAGCTTCTTCTACTATTTCATCAATAGTAAAATTTTGTCCGAATGTAGTAGTTCCGGAAGTAGTGTTAGCCACAGTTTACCTCCTTAACCAGTGTAACCGATAGATACCGATGTAGTATTTGTTAAATCTAAATATACTCCAGTTTTACAACGAATACCTTCGCCAGGAACATAAATGTCTAAACCTTCTGTACCAAAGTTTCCTTCGAATACTAAAGTTCCAGTTGCATCTGTTCCGTCGTAAAGTTTAATATTGCTGTTAGCAACACCTTCACCTTGAATATAAGTTATTCTAGCTGGTCCAATAAAATTACTAGACGCATCAGTAGTTCTACCAAATCTACCGTCACTTGTACGATTAGAAAATTGTTGATCTGACATAATCTTTGTTTACTCCTAATTTAATTTAGGAGCACCCGAAGGTGCTCCTTTAATTTAATTATTACGATTCTTTAGCCCAAACACCTTGTGCTTCAAGTACAGTCCAATGTGCTGTAGAATTTAAAGATGCAATTTTAACAAAGTCTCCAACTTTTGAAGTTGCTTTTGTATTAATACAATCTTTGTTATCAGTTAAAGAGCCAGCATATAATATACCGTCATTTGCATTAGGACTTATAGTCAATGCATTTGTTCCATCAGCAGCTGTGTTTACGAAAGTAAACGTTCTGCCAATTGAGATCGCAGGTAAAGTAAAAACAGTTCCATCAGTTTTTGATGTAAAAGTTTTTCCTGAATCACCAGCTACTACGGAATAGTTAGCTTCTTTTGCTTCGATGTTAAATCCAGTTAGACCGGCTTCGTTTTTCTTACCGACTAATACTGGTCCTCTAAATAGAGTTGTTGCCATGATTAATCCTCCTAGTTAATTGCGAACGTAGTCTCTAGGCCGTCGACTATACTCGTCCACGTTCATTAATTAATTGTATAGTGCTAAAACTATATACTACTTTTGAGTAGAGCGCAAGAGAGCCTGTGATGTGGATTGGATTTTTCCAACGATGTAGCTTTTGATTAAGTAGCTACAGAAACTTCGGGGGCAGCGTCGTCTATCTTATTCTGCAGATGAGCTTTTTTAGCTTCTGCTATTTTTATATGGCTAAGAACTTCTCTGACTTTTCTGTCAATTCTAACCATATTGAGAGTATATCTACCCTCATTAAGATGCTCCTGCTCCCATTCTAGGTCCAGTACCTTCTTCTTTTTGTAAAGGTCTGTTAGATGTGTTTGCATCTCCATTTATAACCTCCTCATAGGTTATTCTATTTACTCTTGGGTCATGCATTTCTCCAAGAGATTCCCATTTTATATCATTTTTTCCAAGTTTGTCAATGATAGCATTTTCTACTTCTTGTTGGGAATCTAAAGACTTAATAATAAAATCTGTATAATAGTTATATGCGGATATTTGAATTCTAAATTTTTTAACCATTTCTCACCTTAAATTGTAATTGTGGCGGAACAATGTCCCGCCACAAAAAATTATTGATTACGCACCAGGCGAACCAAAGATACCTCTAGGGTCTGATACTCCAAATGAGTATCTTTCTCTAGCTTTGTATCTAACGTTGCCAGTATCGAAATCACCTTCCATTGCAGTTTTCAATGGAGCTCTGTTGAACATTTTCATACCGTTAGGTACGTCTGTAATAATGTAGAATGCATCAGAATCTGTTAGGTAGTTGTTCACTCTATAACCTTGAGGAACCATACCCATAGATACGATTGCGTTTACATCATTGTCAGCTGTTCCAACTCTACCTTGAGATTTCATCAATCTCTCAGCAGTAAATTGAAGCTCAGAAGGAATTATCATTTTAACTCCTCTTGCTGCAACTCTAAGACCTCTTTCGTCAGTCATCTTACCGATGTCGATAAGAGCTTGTTCTAACGAAGTTTCGTTTAAGTCAGACGAAGTTGCCAACTCATTCGCAAATGTTCCTGCGATAGTTGGGTGATCTGCAGCCATTAAAGGCTTGCCGTCACCAGAGTTAAAAGTTGTGAAACCATTAATTAATGGGTCAACAGCTTTAACTTGCTTAGCGTTTGACATTGATCTTGCTAAAGCTTTTGTATATCTAGACGCAAGTCTATCATACAAGTTGTCCTCGATCGCTTCTTCAGTGATCGCGAACGCTAAAGCAACAGTCTCGTGAGTGTATCTCGCAGTGAAAGTTTCTTGTGCATCATCGTATGATACGCCAGATCCTTCACCTTTTACTTGTGCGTTTGCGAAACCAGATAACATTACTTCCTCTTCGAAAGCTCTGTCAGATGATTCCTCGTTATAAATTTCAGCATGCTGATTTTCATAACGTTTGTACTCCAGGCCAAATAGTGCATTTAAACCTGGTTCTAGTTCTTTAACTAGCTGTGCTCTTGATATTGCCATGTTTTTATGCTCCTATTACCACGTTACTCCACTACCATTGATGACTTGATTCAAGTTTTGTACTACTACATAACTTGCATAAGCAGATGCTGTATCTCCATTTTCTGGATCTTCAGCAGATCTTAAAAGTCTCCATTGGTGAGTGTTGTTGTGACGATTAGCGTAGTCTAATACTGCTCTCGATTGTCCTGAGTTTTCCTCACCCGGAGTTTGAGCTAGTGTGCTCATTCCGAATGCTTTACCATGCTCTGCCATAGCTACTGCAGCATCTGCAGCACCAATGTAGAGTTGAAAAGGATTGTCAAGAACGAAAGCTGTAACGTCTTCGCTATTAGCCGGAGAAATTGGTTGGTTATACCAGTTTGCCCAAGTTGGTTTTAGTGTAGTAGCAGCATTGTAAAAAATGCCGTTAAACACTCCAATTGTAGCAGTGGTATCAGATGCAGTTCCGTCAGTAATATATCCAGACGCCATTTTTACTGGTTGTCCTTGGAATATATCAGCATTGTAACCGGCATCTATTTTATACTTGCCTTGACCTGAAGTTGCAGGTGTCGATCCCATCGTTCCTGCAGCAATCAAACCAAAACCAGCTGTGTTTCTATTTGCCATTGCAATTGTCTCCTAATGTGCCTGCCTTCCGAAGAAAGCCTCCAGCACGGGTTAATTTAATTCAGTGATTTAAAAAATTACTTTTTCGTACCACCGAAGGTTACACGAGATTGCCTTTCAACATTGATAGGCATCCTCTTATCCTGCTCCTTCATAAGATCGTTTTCTACTGCTTCGCTTCGTTCTTTATGTCTATTCGACATATAGTCTTGTCGTTGCTTCGCGATCTCGATCGGTACCTTTGCAAGCAAAAGGCCTCCAACCCCAACTACCCCCTTGTATTTACCGTCTTCGATAACTGGATAATCTGAAGCATTTTCAATTTCATCGGCACGAACTAATTCATAACCTTCTCTTATTCTTCCGGTTATGTTTTTTGTGTCTTGAAATCCTACAACTTCAGCTCTTATCCATCTGTACCTGAATCCATCAGGTGCAGGGGGTGCATCTAGAGATGATGGTGGAACCCACACTTTTGGTCTTTCAGACTTTGACCGTGTTTGGTTCGCACGAGAAGTGTTTTTTTCGTCTTTTTTCATGTTACGCTCCTTCCTTCGTGTTTAATTGTTTTGCGTACTCTTCGAGTGGCACACCTAATTTTTTAGCTATTGCTACTTGTGATGATGTGAGTCTCACAGTTTTGCGACCAGGCTTTACACTTCTTGTTGCAGAAGCAACCGTCTGAACGGGAGCTGTCGTATTTTTATCAGTATTACCAAATTTATGCGGGAAGTCAACTTTAATTCTTTTATCAACTTCTGCATAATACTCATCAGAGTTAGGATCATATCCTTCATTATTAACCAAATCCTTATGAATCTCAAAAGCGGTGTATGTCATGGCTCTATCTTTACCAAACCAAGCATTTTTACCAGCCCAAGCTTCAGCTTTAGGATCTTGACTAAAATTATCAGACGGCTCTTGATATTGAGGCGCCCTTTGGGATTGATCAACAGGTTTCTCAGCCTGTTTTACTTCTCTACCTTCTTTAGCTTCTGAAAGTTTTGCATTCTCAAATGCGAGCGTTGCAATTCTTTTATTAGCTTCAACCTGAGCTTTGGCATCACCAGATTCAATTGCTGCAGCTAATTCTTTTTGTGCAGATTCTAAACCTGTATTAATACTTGTCTCAAATTTTTTAATATAATCAGAGTCAGTTTTTTCAAACCTTTTCTCTAATATTTTTCTTTTTTCTTCTACAGCTTTAGCATATTCAGTAGCAGCTTGTTCCCTTCTTTCTGCTTCTCTCATCTTACGAGTTAATTTCGCAATACGAGCTTGAACTCCTTTACTGTAGTCTTCTAGTTTTTCATCGTCTTTTTTTTCTTCTTTTACTGTTTCTTCTTTTTCTTCTTTTACTGTTTCTTGTTCCGGCGCATCTGTTTCAACAACAGCTTCGTCTTTTTTTTCTTCAATCGATACTTCTGCATCGGGACCCGATGTATCTATATCAACTGTTTTCTTTTCTTCTTCTGGCATAGTTACTCCTTCCTATGATTAAAACTCATGCAAGATGTCCTCTGGACTATCAATTGTTGCTAACACTTCATCGTCGTTTAGCAGACGAATCTCACCACCGTCTATTTTGATTCGGCTACCTGCATATCGTGCAAACATAACCCAATCACCTTTCTTACACCACGGACCATCAGGATATCTCTCCTTATCCCTATAACAATCTGGTCCCATAGCTAAAACTAAACCACATTGAGAAGCAACTTGTTGCTTTTCTAAAGTAGTTTCAGCTAATACTATTCCACCTTTAGTTTTTTCTTTCATTTTAAAAGGTAAAACTAAAAGTCTCCAACCTGTAGGGTTGGGAATTTTTCCTTCTTCTTTTTTTTCTGATTTTACGCCAACTAAAGAATTATCTGGTACTTCAATTTTTGGTTTTGGCGTCTTTAATATCGATGACTGTTCCTTCATTTTGCTCCTTATCATTAAGCAGGTTAGAGAGTTCCTGTTTAGTTGCCTCTAGGGCGTTTATTTGTCCTATTATATAACGATACTTTTCCATATTGTCAACACCACCTGAT